TCAGCGAATCTCGTGCTGGGCCTGGACGATGGCGGAATCCAGATCCATCTCACACCGGACGGTACGATGGAGCTGAAGCTCGAAGGTGAAGCCGACGAGGCAGTAGCTCTGGGCAAGGCCATGCAACTCTTCTGGGATACGGTATTCAAGCCAGCCTACGACGCGCATGTCCACCCGACCGGGACTGGTCCCAGCGGACCTCCCGCCCCGCCCGCTCCCGCGTTCGACGCCGCCATCATCTCGAAATTCTTCAAGCTCAAAAAGTAGATGGCGCTCAGCTCCTCAAAACTCGGAGACCTGTTCACCGGACAGTTCGCGACTGAGTCCGAGGCCATCACCTATATGGTGGACTCTTTCGTGTCATTCTTCTCCGACGCGACTGTCGCAGGGGCTCCAGCGGCACCCGCCGCGCTCGTTGGACCCGGTAGCCCAGCGGCACTCATGGAGGCCGCCCTGGCAGGCTTGTCACAGCCCGGAGCCGGGGCTGGGAAGCTCCAGGCTGGCTTCACCGCCTTCTGGACACAGGCGATGCTCGTCGCTCCTACGATATGGCCTACTGCGGCCCCTCCAATCGTGCCCGCCAGCGGGATAATTCCAGCGGGCCTCGGGTCCATATCGGGATCTCTTGCCCCCGCCTTTGCTTCAAACACGGCCACCAAAGCCGACACAGCCACGGCTAAGGCTGCTTTGGCCGCAGCTCTCTTGCCGACACAGCTCGGCGCGACGGTGCTTCTGTCCCCTGGTACAAACCCACCCGTGCCTGTACTCTAGGGCACACTATGGCGGACATCGCACTTGACAGCGACGGGGACATCCTGATTCAGAATGACTCGCTAGTTCTGGTCGAAGGGGATGACGCCATCGTGCAGCATCTCACGATTCGATTCCGGTTCTTTTTGGGCGAATGGTTCTTGGACTCACGCCTCGGAATCCCGTACTTCAGTGAGATTTTCGTCAAGAACCCCGACCTGTCTAGGGTGCGTGGAATCTTCCGCCAGGTCGTATTGACGACTCCCAGTATCGATTCCCTTATAGAGTTCGGGCTCCAATTCGAGAGTGCTATAAGGAAGCTCACAGTGAGCTTCAGAGCACGCAAGACGGACGGTGGAGTCCTCGAATACAACAAAGAATTCATCATCAGATGAGGAGCGCATAGACCATGGCATTTGGCGTCGTTACTGAGGGGTTCAATGCGAAGGATCTCGAGACTATCCTCACTGAAATTGAGGCCGACGAGCGAGCTGAGATTGGTCCAGCGATCAACACTCAGGCCGATGCTCTACTCGGGCAAATCAACGGAGTCATCGGAGACAAGCTGGCAGAGATATGGGAGGTGGCGCTTGCGGTCTACCGCGCTCGCCAGCCCGACTCCGCCAGTGGCGAAGCACTCGATAACGTCGGAGCAATCACTGGTGCTCTGAGACTTCCAGCATCTCCCAGTCTAGCCGATCTCGTGCTCAGCCTGGACCCAGCCGTGGTCGTGCCCGCTGGAAGCATCGTCGGAATCGGTCCATCCGGCGCTCAGTGGGTCACGCTTGCGTCCATCACAAACGGAGGGGCCAACCAAACGTCACTTGCCGTTGAGGCTGAGTCTTCGGACAGTGCTCCCATCGTAGGCAACGCCTACTCCATCGACACGATAGTCTCGCCAATCGCAGGATGGTCCGCGAAGGCAGCGTTCGATAGTCTCACGGCAGAACCATTTGCCCTGGCCGACCTTCTCACTCTTCAGATACAGGTCAACGGAGGAGCGACTAAGACGGTCGTTTTCAATACTGCTGACTTCACTACCATTGGAGCTGCCACGGCACAGGAGGTGATTGATGCGATCACGGCAGACACTACAGGAATCGACGGAATCGCCGTCTCGGGGTTTATTCGCATCTTCAGCGAGCTTGATGGTAGCGGGTCTTCGATACGTGTGGTCGGTGGCTCGGCTTTTGAGGCTTTGGGCTTCTCTCAAGAACTCGTCAAGGGCTTCAATCCGAGCCGCAGCGCAAAAATCATCAACGCAACGAACGAGACATACGACCTAAGCTCAAGCCCGACACTGTTCATTGCGGTTGATGGCGGTGGCTCACAGACCGTCACATTCGTTGACTCAGACTTTGGGTCGGCGGCTATCGGGAACATCACCGCGATCGCGGCCAGTCTGCTAGCAGTCGGAGTCGATACCGACACGTTTGTCCTAGACGATGGAGTCAACCCTGCGGTCACATTCGTATTCGACGACGATGCTTCCGTAGTGGCTAGTCCTACGCTGAGGCCAATCCTGCACAACGGGACTCAGAGTGCCTCACAGATGCGAGGACTGATCGTAGCAGCCATCAACGCGGCTCCAACGCTGGCCATAACTGCTAGCCCAGCCGCAGCGGAAGAGGTCACAGACCTCGTCAACGACGCTACTGGCGTGGCCGGGAATGTTGCTATCGCTGAGGCTGTCTCCAATGCTGGATTCCTGGTCACAGGTATGGCTGGTGGAGTAGCAGATGCTCCAACCGTAGCCACGGCAATCCAGGTGGCCAAGGCAATCAACGCAGTGCTCGTTGGAGGGGTTGCCTACGAGGTTGCTGGAAAGGTTCAGATCGAGTCTCTCACTGCCGGAACCAACAGCCAAATCGAGGTCACAGGAGGCTCGGCCAACGTGGAGCTGGGCTACACCCTGTCTGATCCGAAGGCGGGTACAAACGGAGATGCGGTACTGGGTCGCGACGTTGAGACGGACTCCGAGTTCCGCTTGCGTCGTGAGTCTCTTCTCAGGATCTCTGGAGCTGCAACGCTCGAAGCTATCAGATCGGCCCTGCTCAACACGGACAACGTACTCCAGGCTTTCGTGTTCGAGAACCCGACCGACTTCGTAGACGTGGACGGACGCCCTCCTCACTCTATGGAGGCAGTCGTTTCCGGTGGAGCAGATGAGGCCATCGCAAGCACGATATTCCTAACCAAGCCAATCGGAATCGAGACGTACAAGGTTCCCGGCCCCAGCGGAGTCACAGAGGTCGTAATCGACTCACAGGCCATTCCTCACAACATCAACTTCAGTCGCGCAGACGAAATCACGATGCACATCGAGGTCGATATAGACGTGATCGCAACGGAGTTTGGCGCTGGCAGCCAGGTTCTTGGAGAGCAGCAGGTGCGAGAAGCTCTGAAGGCGCTTGGTGATGCTCAATCCATTGGGCAAAACGTCATCATCCTTCCATTCCGATGTGCTCCGCTTGGAGTCTCAGGAGTCAAGGACGTTACGGCAATCTACATTGAGAACACCGACCCACCTACGAACACGACGAATATCGTACTCACGGCTCGCGAGCTGGCCATTTTCAGCACGGCAAACATCGACATCAACGTGAATTTCATCTGATGAGCTACTCCAAGAAAATATCTCACGAGGAGGAAGCTCTCGCGAATCTCATCGAGCAGTTCAAGGACAAGCCGAAGATCGCTGGAATTCTGAAATCGTATTTGCGGCAAATCCAGGGGCTGGAAAACGTCCTGTCCGACATGCTCACGAAGACTACCCTTGATGATGCCGAGGGCGTACACCTGGACAATATCGGGTCTATCGTGGGTGAGCCCAGGTCTGGACGTAACGACCTACAGTACCGAACAGCAATCCGTGCTCGCATAGGACTCAACGTGTCCGAGGGCACGATGGAGGACGTTATTGCAATCGCCCTGTCGGTGGCTGGAGAGACCGTCACGATCACGACGACCGAGCTATTCCCTGCTGGGTTTCTGATGGTAATCAACGAACCAATCGACCCGGCCCTCACGGACGTCAACAGGATTGCATCATTCATTGCTAGCGGTCGCCCCGCTGGTGTGCGAGGACTTCTCATCTTCGGAGTGCTTGGGTCTTTCCAGTACGACGGACCCCTGGGAACAGGCTTTGACGACGGAAAGTATGGAGGCGCGGTCAGCGCGTAGCAAATATGGCAACCTACACAAAACCAGCTTCCGTCCCACGATGGAGCGATACAGGCGGAAACGTCATCGAGCCACCCGAGGCCAAGAAGGACGCTGGATGGCTGTTCCAGGAGATTCCGCCCAGCTCATTCGAGAACTGGCGCACGAAGCTGAACGGCGACTGGTGGAAATGGGTCAACGAGAGACTTGCCGACGTATCAGGAGATCCTGATGCGCTTGCCATCCTGGACCCATCGGGCATCAATCCAGATCCTGTCGTCGAGGTGGACGGAAAGGTACTCCGGCAGTCCAATTTCATCTTCCGAGATGGACTCACAAACTCGACTCTTCGTGTCACGAAGAACACGCAGGAGCTGACCTGGCTAGCTGGAGCCGTTGAGAGCTTCAAGGCCGACCAGTTTAGACTCAGGGTCGGACCATCCGACTCGGACTACACGCGCATCTTCGGGGCGGGCGACATCAAGGGGCTCACCTTCGATAGCAATCTCAATCAGCTCCGCTACCGAATCAGTACCGACACCTTCGGGTTCTACTGTAATAGCGGTACTGCATCGTTGGAGGTGACTCCAGATCGCGTGCGGCACTTACAGCCAATCGCAGGCGTTCCGCAGATCAACATCGGAAGCAATACGCTGCCCGCCGCAACGCATTCGCGGTTTGAGAACGGACTCCACATTGGCGCCGACGCTACTGTGCTGGGGAACGGGCAGGCTTGGATTGAAGACCGTCTCACGGTAGGTGATGCGGCGTTCTACATGGAGCGATTCGGAGCTGGCAACGACCCAATGCTGGCGTTCAATACCGACGACACATCAATCCAGTTTGATGTTTCTGCCGACCTGCTGAATTTCTACAACGGCGGAAACCTCGGGATGACCATCTACCCGGACATTGGCAACGACACCTTCGTCGGAGCAAACGCCTTCATTCCTGCCAATACGGGAGACTTCAACACCCTGCGGTACGAGTCCGGTGCTCGCAATGCCATCCAAATGCAGTGCAAAGGCTCATTCCTGAGCGGTGGAAGTATCACGGCGGGCTCTCGTCCGTGGAACGTGGATAGCGTAGAAAACACCTCCCTCGGAAATTACCGAGTTCATCCTATCCAGGCCATTTCGAACTACTCGTGCCCGGTGGCAGGCGTAGACGGCGGAGGTCTTCTTGGCAGGGTCATCGCGTTCCATTCGACCCAGAGCTATATCGGAGTGACGACAATCACGAGTGCTGGTGGCACATCGTCCGCTTTCCTCTTCAACCTAATCGTAACAGGAGCATGAGATGCCTAACACGCTAATCATCAAAGTCGCAAACGACTATTTTATGACCTCCTACAAGGTGAGCCAGGACTACTCGGACCCCTGGATGCAGGACAAAATTGATTCACTCATGGATGAGTTCAACGGTGGGACTCCTCCGTTGGCAATCGCTCTGGTGGATACCGAAGTGATGGGAGCCGCGCAGACCGATCTCAACAAAGTGTTCGCGGCAGGACCCGCTGGAGGATCCGACTTCAATGTCATCCAAAAGAGTTCCATCACGACTGAAACAGCAATCCCACCCGAGGGACTCACCCTCGGAGACATCGCAGACTCCGACTACGTGGTGGTGTACTCATGATCGAACCAGCCAAAAAAATACCAGGCCAAAACGACCCGCTTCCGCCTGAGCCGAAGGTGCGAACCCCGGACGATGTAAAAGCGGTTGCCCTGGCAATCCTAAATGGAGACTCATTCGAGAACGACATGGTCGAATACTTCGCTGGAAAGCTGCGAGAGCTTGCCAGGGAGGGGACCAAGTTGAGCGAGATGCTTGAGATGGGGCGGCGTGAAATCGCACGAATCGAGACCCGTATCACGGCGATTCGCAGCCAGTCTGATGGCTACATGCACGACCTCGTTGAGTGGAACGATAGAGCGGAGACGCCCGAATGAGCGACACTCCCAAATTCCCCTTTTGCTGGGTTGAGGGCGACGAGTTCCCCGAGATGGTCTGTACGCTCCAGGACCAAGACCTCACGGGCTTCTCTGTGACTCTTCACCTGCGCCGCAAAGACGGAAGCGTCGTTATCAAGACAGCGACTCCGATAGACATCGCACAGGGTCACTTCAAGTTCTCGTGGGCAGTCGGAGATCTGGTGGCTGGGCGGAACCAGGAGGCTGAGATTCAGTTCGTGGATGGAGGCGGCAAGCCCCTCA